CCCACACATTAATCCATCTTCCTAGAGACCAATAATACTCAGCAGGAACCCCAACTGTAACTGCTGTGGCTGCAATATGACGAAATGTTTCCCCTGATGTCACATTTTTTATCTCAACAGAAAAATCAACCGAATTAGAAGACAATCCACCTGAATCATTTGAATAAAACAATCCCCTTGGAAAAGACAATACAATTTCTAAACCATCAAAATCATTATCTGGAGTATCATAATTTATAGGTGTATCAAATCGGACTTCCCTATTCGGAATATAAGTTACTTTTTCTCCTCCAAACGTAGAAATAATAGGCTGATTTATTCCTCCTGTACGAGAATCTATATTAAGACCAGGATATCGACTAACCTGTTGATCATTAATTAAAATATTTCTTATCGCTGAAACGGGACCTTGACACAAAGCAATCAACATATTCAAAGATTGATTCTCTGATTTTCCTGATTTATCAACAGACAAACCCTCCCTTGTATTAATATAACCAGAAATAATATTACCATAAACTCGATGTGTTCCATAAACAATAGGGATAGCTATGCCCTGCTGCTGTGTAGTAACAGGATTCCATATGTATGTACGAGTGGAATTAAAACTCCCACCGGTACCAAATGGATCGACCGAAACAGGTAAAAGAGCATTGACAAGCAAATTCCCAGCTACTGAAACAGCCATGCCTGCTAGTGCCCCATAAAATGATGCCCAAGCTGCTCCTACCCCCCCTACAGTTGCTCCATATGTATAAACTGATGTGATAGTAGCTGCAATAACGACAACAAAAAGAGCTATTGAACGAAAGATATCACTATCCTCAAGTTTCGGAGTAAATACTATGCAATCATTTGGTTTTACTACTGTTAAAGGTAGAAGTTCTTCTTTAATCACCATTCCATTTACAGACACAATAAAATCAATATCCATAGGAACTTCAGTATTACGAAGTTCAAGTAATGAAGAACAGGTATAATCCTTAATCTCGGTTTCCTTTCGATGCCGATCAAAGGGGCTTTGTATTTTAATTAACTTTACGATTTCCATTTTACGATTTCCATTTATAAAATCCTCGAACACGTTTACTCCAAAAAGGAAGGGACAATCTCTCAACCGAACATCCCACATTTCGAGACGTATGAATAAAATGAATCAAATCAGGCAGCACAATTCCTATATGAGACTCATAAGGCGGACGAATCGCAAATAAAACAAGTACAAATGCTTCTGGTGCATCCAAACGAGTAAAATTTGACTTTTCCTCCTGAACAGTCCTATCAGTATCCTCCCTGTCATCGGGGGAAATATAATCAGGCAGCTCTTCCCCCAATTTTTCACATAGCACTTTACACAAACCATAACAATCAAGTCCTATTTTTGGATCTCTTCCCCCTTTTACAAAAGGGATACCCACAAAGGAATTAACAATCTGATTAATTACTTGCGGAGATTTCTCATTAAACAAAACAAATCCCTCCTGTATGAATCTCTTTATTTGCTCTCTGAGTTTGCTGTCATTTCATTATTGTCTCTTTTGATTGTTTCTTACCTGTATTTATGTTTCTTAACTTTTCTCTTGTTTCTTCTGATTGAGAATGTCCACCTTTTTCCTTCCCTATTACTCGTAATTTTTGTATGGTTTCTTCCAATTATCATTTTAATTCTCTACCTTCCGGCTAGACGAACCGAATTCCTCCTTGTCCAAGTCCAGAAAAACCACCATAATTTAGAAGATTATTCAGCCTCTCACATGTTTCCCTTTGACCATCACACGTTGTGACCGCTCCAACATATTTGCATTCAGCCCCCTTAAAAACAGACACCCAATTGCATATAGCCCCCATATACCGATATAAAGGGAATCTCTTATTTAATGGAGAAGGAACTCCTAATTCCAATATTACATACTTTGAATCAACCGACGTTTTCTGAACAGAAAAAGTCAGATCAAGTTCTGAGAAATCCTGAGCCAATAAACTTGAATTGACAACTTGAAGCAAAACAACTGAACCAACAATGCCATCCTGCGCTTCAATATACGCCTGAAGTATCCTATCCACATTTTGAATTTTCAAATTCACTAAAGGAAGTTTTCCTTTTGCATCAAATTCAACTGTCTCAAGAGAAAAATCAAAAGCTGTATAAACTGCCTCTTGATATGTGATATCCTCATTGTTTCTTACTAATCGAAAAATAGTTGCATCCGGCAGAGTGATTGTAAGTAAAACAAGCCAAGCACTGGTTGTAGATAACTTATTTTTTTCTAAAGTAACCAAAGATGGAAGAGCTAACATATTACACCTGTCTTAATGTAAAACTACATGACCATTTTTGATCATCAGTTAATTCAAATAAGGGCACAGAATCGAATCTGACAGTATAAGTGACAGAAGTATAAGGATGCAGCCAGGAAAACGATTCTACGTTCTCAACCGTGTCATAAAACGCTCGTAAAGCATTTTTATCAGTATCATCGAGCATCAAATAAATCACTTCAAACGAAACAATCTGCCGAGTGTACTTTTTCCGCGTTGAAACATATCCTGCTTCAGAAATAGTTTTGAGTGCTCCATCAGCAATTACTTCCTTTAATGGATAATTTGGAGGTGTGCTTAATGTTGGATACGTCATTTTCTACTCCTTACGCATAACGAAGAGGGCCATTCTGCTGTTTATTCTTCAAAATAATTCCGACCACCATCTTCTCAAGATCAAAATTAACCCTCACATTTTTTGATTCAACAGGTGTACTGGTTTCATTTTTAACATTTACAACTACTGACTGTAGGCCTAAACCACTTCCTTTTGGGATAACTGTTTCTCCCTTCTGAAGAATTGCAGGCATCTCATCACCAGCTAAACCAGAATGATATCGTGGAGCATTTGCAAAAATACCCGAAGGAACAAATCTTGTCGGGAAACTTGTTTTTCCTACCGTTCCTCCAGCATGAAAAACAGTAGTAGGAGCAGTTCCCCCGCCAGTTGTCAGTGCCATCTTTTCTGGAGTATTAAAGTATGACGAAATCACTCCTCTTAAACCAGCAACGGCAAGCTGACTCAACATCTGAGAAGCAGCCCGTGCCATACTATTCATAATTGATTTAAAATAATCATTCACACTCTTTAAATCATTAGTCATTACATCAAAGAAAAGTTCTTCAAAAGAACTTGTTATTCCTTTTGCAACAGACTCAGCCAAGTTCTTTAGCTGAAGACCCATATCATCAAAGCCCTTTATAGCTGCATCAAAAAATTTGGTAAACGTTTTTCCTGTTTCTACCAGTCCCCCTCCAAATGACTCATAAACCAACTCAGGGGTTTCAACTGCTTTTAAACCCAAATCAGACATCAACTTCTGAAGCTCTGCTCGAAGTTTGATTATTTTAGCAGTAGTCTCTTCAACCTTTGCCTCCCTTGCCAAATCTAGTTTTTCCTGCTCATCAGCAGGAATTGCCTTCCCTATTTCACTCAATTTAGTATTGAGTTCATTTTCTTGATCGACAAAAGCCTGAAGCTTTTGAACTTCTGCCATAATTTGATTGTTTGTTTCCTTAATTGCAATCTCAGTCAATGTTTTATAATATTCTTTGGCTCTTATTTCTCCTCTTAAATATAAATCCTCAATAATGCTTTTTCGAATTTCAAGGTTTGTCTTTTCGACATCAACAACAGTATCAATATTTGCAACTTTAGATTCATAAATTGCTTTTTCAGATCGCTCAACAAACTTTTTGTAGTCTTCATAATCTTTAATTCTCTCTGTAAAACCTGCTTTTACAGCATCGGTTTCTACTTTCAAACGCATTTTAGCAAGTTCAGCTTGTGTAGAATCCCAGACCGCAACAATTGCAAGTTTCTTTTCCTGATTATATCTCGCATGTTCCATTTCCTTATCAAGGAGGATACTTATTCTTTTAGCAGCAGCTTCAATATTTGCTACCTGTTCATCTACGGCTTCTTGTGCCAAACGATTCTTCTCAGCATTATAATCAGCATCAGACATTCCTAATACTTTATGCTCATACTCCAAACTTGCCAGAGCTTGTTGTCTATGAAGCTCTGCCACCTGATTGTCCATACGAAGTTCTTTCATAGTAGCTTCGCGTAGACGAGATTCATAGCCTTTTATATCTTCAGGAGGAGAGGGTTTTCCATTCTTTGTGTCTATTCTTTTCTTTATCTTCATTGACATTGATGCAAGTGTGTTTTTTGCAATAGCAATTTGGTAATTCACCTGATTAAGCGATTTTTGTATGGCAAGAGGGTCTCCTCCCCCACGACTCATTACATCTAAAGTCTTTTTCATTGCTTCAAGTTCAGCAATTTTTGCTTTGATATCCGAAGACTTACCCGTGCTCATAAGAAAAGCAAAAGCAGAATCTTTCTTATCCATCTCATTCATACCTTTGCTCATATACCGAATCCATTCAGATATAGCAAAGGCAGTCACAGCAAAAGCAGCCCAAGCAGGGTGTCTTGTTGCTCCAATAAGAACAACAAGCATAGCCTCAACACCAATTCTAAAACTATCAACAGACTGACCAAATGTTGTTGTGAACTTTCCAAAAAAGGAAATAAGGTAGTTGCCACTTATAGTAATCGACTCAAAAGCTTGCAGAAGACTCCCAAAAACATCAGCAACCAATCGAATACTATCATAGACAAGCTTCCCCGCAGGTCCTAACTTTTCAAGCCTATCAGCAAAAATCCTTGATCCGTCAGCGGCGACAAGAGCACCATTTGCAATATCAACCATCAGACCCATGATTTTTCGAAGATATAAAGCAGCGGAACTCCCTATCCCAGCACCTATCTCTTTTAAAATACTTAGAAAAATTTCCCATTGAGAAGAAATGGGCATCGACATTACTTTTGCAGCTTCAACAAGACCCCCACCTTTCAAGGCTTCAAGTTCTTTGGTTAATGTTTTATACCTCTCCATATTGGTAATCATTGTGATCAAATCTTTTGCCTGTTCTTTACCTGCAATCTTTGTAAGAAAAGCTACCCAACCAACAGAAATAGGTGCAGACCCCATCTTCTTCCCAAGATCAGTAATCAATTTATCAAACTGTTGGGCGAGGGGGATATTTCGATCAATATCTATACCTATTTGTCTAAGATAATTTATTCTTTCTGGTGTCTGCAATGTCAGCATCAAACTCGCCATCAAGCGGGACGCAGACTGAGCACGGATACCTGTATCAGTCAACGCAACAGATATAGCAAGAATTTGATCAAGTGTGAATCCCGAAATCCTACCAACTTGAGACATATATTGCAAAACTTGTGTGAACTGCTCAGGCCGAATGATACCTGTTGCCTGAGCTTTCATCAATTTATCTATAATCGCCGCGAAAGCTTCTGCTTCATCAGCAGCTCCTCTAATCGAACTCTTAAATACGTTAAAAGCTCCTGTAAGAGCTACGGCAAAAGTATTGAAATCAATCTCTTTAAATGCCGTTTGGATTCGGGCAATATCAGGTATCATCCTTGCAATTACACTAGGACCGATACCTGCACCAACAAATGCCTGAACAGATTTACTTAGATCAGCAAAAGCAACAGGGAATTCAGTTGTTGCCTTGCGAATCTGAATAACAATCAATTCAGTATCTTTCTCCATTTGCTTTGATACAAAACCAGAAGTAGCCCCCCAACGAAGCATTTCAGCACGAGCTTTGTCAATTTCAATTATATACTTTCCAATCTCTCTAGCAGCAGCAATAGGAGCTTCAATAGCAGCAAATAAGACAGTACGAGCACCGTACCATCGAGCCTGCAACATAACCATTTTTTCCATATCAGCAATGTAGCCCTTAAGTCCACCTGACATTGCTAATTGCTGACCAAAGTTACTTCCTCTCCCTTTACTTCCCAATTTATCAAGAGACTCAGTAAGCTTATTAATTGCTCCGCGAGTCTTATCAGCTTCAGTATTAAGTGAATTAAATCCTTTGGAAAGTTCCACAGTGAATTTTTTAAATCCTGTATTGGTATATTTCTTATTAGAGAGTTTAGTAAGAGCATCAGCAATGGATTTGACTTGTTTTTCAACAGCTTCAAATCCCTTTGCTTGGGCTTCCATGATAATTCCAGTTTTTATCGCTCCCACATTATCCCCCTAAATTACTTCTTACCTTCAATCACAGTAAATTCCTGTGAGCAATTTTTACAATCTTGTTTTCCTTTATTCTTCCCTTTGCACGCC